TTGGACGGGGTAATGTCGGCCACATCGGTCTGCGGCGCTAGCACGGCGAGAGAGCCAATCTGGGCGGACACCTCGCGCGCCTGTTCGGTCGGCATGCCCACGCGAGCAAGCCGGTCTGCGTTAGACAGTGCCATTTGCTATTCCTCTTCCTCTGGCGGCAGGCCCTGGATGTTCATAGGCACGCCGTAGTTCTCGACCACCACAACCGGCCGGCCGAATCCGTTTTCCGCCACTACGGCGGGCGCCCCGTTGGGCGTGTTGATGACTGGTACGCCAAGGCCATTCGTGGCGATGACGACCGGGATGCCACTAGCCATTGACGCCGGGTCTCTGTTGCTGCTTGGCCTTCTGCTCTGCCAAGGCGCTCTGCTGTTCGAAATTACGCTCTGACTGCATGGCCTCTCGCTGGGCGCTTTCAGTTCTGATCTGGGCGTCCATCTGAGCCGACTGCGCCTTGATCGCGAGCTGCTGCTTGGACGCCTCAATCTCAACCATCAGCTTCTGCATTTCGAGTTGCCCCTTGCGTTCGTCACGCTGGATCTGGGCATTTATCTGAGCCAGCTTGGCCTCGTTTTCCTGCTGCTTGCCCTGTTGTTCGAATTGCAGCTTGGCAAATTCGATCTGTGCCTGCGCCTCGATCTCTTGCTTGCGAGCCTGAGATTCAAACTGCATTTTCTGCTGCTCAAGCTGCATCTTCTGGGCCTCCATTTGGCCCTGCGCTTTCAGCTTCTCCGCCTCGGGATTGGGCTTCTGCTGGCTCGCCATGGCGCCCATCTTCTCGATAGCCTCGTCAAGCTGGCCCTCCAGCTCGCGCCCGGCGCGGAACGGCGCCAGCTTGAACTTGATCACGCCGCCAAGGAACGGGATCATCTGCGGATACTGCTCGGCGGCCGGCCAGAACTGCGCCAGCAACTTTGCCAACGTATCGGTGAACTCGCCGCGCTGCTGCTTCTCCGCCATCTCATCGGGTTGGATCGTAGAATCCGTCTCAATGTCGAGCACGAAGGGCCGAATGCGGTTGTCACGCAGGAACTGCATGACCTTCTCGATGGTCGGCTTTTCCTTGAGTTTGGCGATCTCCTGCCCGCCCTTCTGGATCTCCGCCTGAGCCTTCTGCATCATCTGCTGCGCCCGCTCAGGATTGGCCTGGGCCTGCGCCATCACGTTCGGATCGGCCTGCGCAGCCTGCAACTGCGCCGTGATCTGCTGCGCGCGCTGTTCGATCTCCTTCACCTTGCCGGCAATGTCCGCCTCGGTCGGAATCTCCATCTGCGCCATATCGACCAATGTTGCCCGGTCGAAATTCTCCGCCATGATCTCTGCGACGATAGCAACGCAATCCTTCGCGAAGCGGGCTAGCTCGTGCTGCTTGTCCCGGATGCGGTTCGAGCCGCTCTGCATCTTGATCTGCTGCGCGGTCGCCGTTTCGTCCTTCTCCGTCGAGCCCCGCATGATGTCGCTAAGGCCCATGATCTGATACACGTCCTCGATCAGAGCCTTGCGCTCCTCAATGAGGCCCTGGATCACCTGCGCGATCATGTCGATGGGCAGCCATGCGATGGGCGGCGCGCCGTCCTTGAATGCTGTCCACCCCGCCACAGGGATCATGATCTTGCGGTCGTCGGTGGTGTTTAGCGCCGCCTCGATCTTGTCGCCGATCTCCCCGCCGGAGGGATAGAAACCCTTGACCTTGATCGCATCGCTCAGTGCATGGATGCGATTGGTAAGCTGATTGATTTCCTCCAGCTGATCTTTGTAGAGAAGGTAATCGGGCACTGGCGTCAGACTGCCCGGCTCAACCGTTGAATATGCCGGGCGCGGACAGGGGAAGAAGCCTTGCAGGCTCAGATGCGGCTCTCCCTCGTCAAGGGTGCGATTCACGCCCTCGGTGACCCATACGACCTTGCCTTCGGTGCGGGACCACATCTCCCACACAGCCGCCTTTTCCTCGCGCGTCGCGGCACCCTTGCGGTTAGCCTCCCGCATCACGTTGAGCACGGCATCCATGTAGGCATCGCCGCTGGTCGGCTTGAAGCGATCCTTCAGCTCATCCAGCGTCATCCACGCGCGCCGGGCAACCCAGCCGACTTCGGACCAGTTGCGCGACGGCTCGTGCAGAAAGTCCTTCCGGTCCACATGCTCAATGCAGACCTTCTCAGTCGGGCCCTCGCTTTCCGCCTTGCTCTCGTAGCGCACCCACGCCGTGCCACGCGCAATTCGGATCAGATCGTCGCGAATGAGCAACATCGTCGAATTGATATCGACGATGTCGAATGCCGTTGTGGTGGCGCGCTCAAGGAACTCAGAAGACACGGTGTAGAGCGGACGGCGGTCCTTGAAGCGCGGCACCACAACAGGAACCGGCGCCTTGGCGTAGATGGATGGCGCCAATACCTGACAGTTTGCCCAGAAAAGCTGGTACTCCCGATCGCGGTTGGTGTCGGCAAGGCGCTTCAGATCGGCATAGCGCTTGTCGATGTTGTCGGCCTTCTTCTGGTAGGCCTCAAATGCCTTCTCAGCCTCCGTGATCATGTCGAGCCAAACCTTGGACTCACCATTCTCGGGTCGGTAAGCCTCCTCCGCGTTGAGAGGCTCCTGATCAGGCAGGGGCGGGATGGGCATCTAGACTTTGATCCTGCTTGATCCAGACGTCGCCATGGGCGGCGCTATCCACATGCCGGGCGGCGGGATGAGAAGCTTCTCTTCAACCACCTCAGGAACCACACGCCAACTCAGGGCGAGATAGCGAAACGCGTCGGCCGGATGACTCGACCAATCGTGCACTTCGCTCGCCTTGAAGGTTTTCTTGTCGTCGTCCCATTCACGCCGGTATTGCTCCAGCGCCGATATGCCGTGGTCTTCCGTGCGCTCGTGGAACACGCAGCGCGCCAGCGCCTGGCGCGCTGCGTTGATGCCGTCCATCTTCGTGGCGTTAGTGCACAGTCTCGGGTTCAGCCCGTATTCGCGCATCGTCTCGACGCGCGTTTTTCCCGAGCCCCACTCCTTCACCTTGGCATCGTGCGGGACGAAATCGACGCCATCGGGCCAGCCATTCTCAGCCGCGCGCTTGGCGACCACATCGGCGTAGTGATCAAGACCGACGCCAGAGGCCGAATAGCAGTCGAGCACAAATATCTGCGTGCCGACGACCTGAAACCACCAGATGGACGTGTCGTCCTTGACGCCGATGTCCCACGCTCGATGAACGGGCCGGCCCTCGATCGCCTCCAGATCAGGAACGATGCGGCCTTCGCGTCGAACCGCTGCCATCTCTCGGGCATAGAACGCGCCGAGGATCGCGGCGTTGAACGAACACTCGTACTCCTGTTCGAACTGCGCGCGGCCGATGTCCTCGCCGTAGAGCGCGCAATACTCGCGCAGGCTCTCGTCAAGCTGCTCCTGCGTCAGGGCCTTCGTGTCGTAGATGCTGGACAGTTCGGCGAACCAGCGTTCCGGGCTGCCCTTTGCCATCTCGTACATGGCATGAGCGTGGTTGCGGCCGCGCGGCGTCGTGATGAAGCATGCCCAGCCGCTATTCTCCTCCACCATGGGGCGGATGTAGCCCCATGCAGACGGATTGCAGAGCGCCCACTCCGAGAAGGTCACGCCAGCTACACCGGCGCCAACCAGAGCGTTGTAGCGGTCGGACCCGATGACCTGCCACGTCGAGCCATTCTTGAACCGGATGAACATCTGCTGCTCATCCTTCGAGGCCCGCAAGGCCTCGGGGAAAGCCTCGTCTATGCGGCGCTTCCCGGTATGAGGGTTCACCGCGTTCCAGATGGCGCGGCGGGCTTGCTCGAACTCGGGCAGGCAATGCCAATAGGTCGCGACACGCTTGTGCGCCTCGATGGCCGTGTGGTGCAGGATCACGTCGTCCTTGCCCCAGCGGCGGTGAGCGATCTCTATCGCCCGCTTCTTCCCTTCGTTTTGCAGTGCATTCCAGAGAGGGAACTGGTAGCGACGCGGCTTCCAGTTGTTGGGCAGCTCAATCGTCGCCAAGGGTGTACTGCTTGAGCACGACCTGGAGCGGCCCGCCATCCTCGCCGGTCACCTGCATCGGAAGGACCTTGCCGAGGAGACCGGAGAACGCCTTGATGTCCTCCTTGGCGACCTTGACGAGATAGCCGGTTAGGCCGCCCTTGCCCTGCCCGTCCTCACCGACGATGCCAGCGGCCTGAAGGATCGCATCCTTGAGCGCAGCAGTCGTTTTGTTCGGCGTTCCCTTGACGCGTCCTCTGCCAGCGGCAGGCGGCTTGCGGACAGCAGATTGCACTTGTTTAGTGTCCGGCATAGACCTTCGCCTCACCCGCCACCCATGCCCTTCATGTCTTCGGTCGCGGCGATCAGAGGCCAGATGTAGACGCCTTCGGAAGGGTCGTGAGCCTTGATCATGATCGCGTTGAGACAACCCCAGAACGTGTTGCACGGCGCGGAGGATAGCCAGCGCGCTATGTCAGGGCTGCAATGTAGGGTGATCAACGCGCGTCCCCAGTGCGAGGTCCTGCCGCGAGCGCTGACGGCACAGTCCACCTACGCGCGTTGAAGGAGGATCAACGCGTCCCACCATATTGGCGTCGGGTGCCTAGGCGAGCGAATGAGCGGATACGGCCTTCCCGATCTATTGCCGCATTGGCTCAACCGCGTCGAACTCGTTGCCCCGAGGGCGAATTATCTGGGGCCGGTATTTGGCGGGGCGTAAGCCTCGCCTACTGACCGGTTTCGCGTCCCCTGCGGCATCTAGACGGCGCCGCTTTCGCCACCCGTCACTCTGCCGCCACGGCTGCGAGAATCCTTCGGGGCCTCGGTCGCAGCACTGTACCCAAGCATTCGCCGCGTCCGGCGAATCAAAAGCGCCCGCAGCTCTCGCCCGGGCGCACCAAATCGACAATGCTTCGCTGGGTGTGAAGACCCGCCTAACGGTCTTCTGGATCGGGGTGTGCGTCTCTGCGCAGGGACTCCCGGTCGCCCTATCTTCATGCGTGAACTGATTTGCCGTTAATGTCAAGCCGAGCGTCCTCCAAGAGAACCTCGCTGATCGCGATATTCCACGCCCAAAGCGGCAGGCCCCCCTTGTTCATCCCAACCGAGACGGACCGCCGCGTCGTAGACACGCTTTGCGCCAAGCTTCTCGATCATGGCGTCTACATAGGCTTCATCTATGTAGCGCCCTGCGTCGGCATTCTCGACGGACTTCTTTCTGAAAAGCCATCCGAACATCTTACCCTCCTAGGCCGCGGGCTCCAGCATCTCGGCATGAATTTCGATAACGTGCTTGGCGCCGAACAGCTCGAACATCACTTTCGCGTTCGGCCCGCTGATTTCAACGACAGGCACCTCGAACGAACGTAGCGGCCCGTCCATGACACGCACCGTATCGCCAACCTTGAACTCCTTGTAGGTGCGCATGAACTTCTCTTCATCCGGGCGCACGAATCCGTTGCGATAACGGCGAACCATGCGCTCCATGGCCTTGCGGGGGATCGGAAACGGCTCCCCGTCCAGACCGATCACGCCGCGCACAAGGTTCGTTCGGAAGATCTGGTGCCACGGGCCGCCAGATGGGGCGATGCCGACGAACACATAGCCCGGAACCAGAGGGAAGCTGATGCGCTCCTTTTCCTTCACGTAGCGGGACACCCGCCGCCAGCGAACATCGGTCGGGCAATAGGTGATGATGCCGGTGCGGGCCATGATCTCCTGAAAGGCGAACTCCTTCTGAGGGCTTACAAGCACCGCGTACCAATCGAGGTCACCGACGACTTGCAGAATATGTTCGATGGTGGCGAGCTTGGTCGGGTACCTGACGACGCGGCGCCGCTTCTCTCTCCGTTCACGTTGCGCCTTTCGAACGCGCTCCTCGATCTCCCGATAGGTCCGCTTCTTCGACATTGCTGGCTCCGTTCATCGCGGGGCCTCCCGATTTTTAGTGATGGGCCTTGTGGCCTCTAATTTCCGGCAAAATGAGCGATCGCCCCTAGGATGAACAAAGACACGAAAAGCGGGACGATCAGGTCTTCTAAGTCGGGGGACATCACCCCTCCTCCTCGGCAAGAGCGGCGTCGATCATGGCTTCCCATGTGATGATGGCGACGGCTTCGCTATCCTCACCTGATCCCTTCGCGCCAGCTTCGATCATCACTCTGGTCGGCATGCGCATCGCCTTTATGGCGGCACGGGCTTCATTGGTGTACAGCCTCCAATACGGAGTGCCATCAGCAAACGTGTCGTCTGGGTTTATTGTCTCGCCGCAGATCACTCTGGCCACGCGCTCTACCATAGTGGTCATGGGCGGGGGTCCTCGGCTTCGATCATGGCAGCCTCATGCCTTTCGGCTTCTTTGAGCGCCATTTTCAGGATCATATCGACCAAAGCAGCTGGCGATGTTCGCTCGTCCCAGTCCTGTTTTGATAGCCGCCAAACGCCTCCCGACGTGGTCATCAACCGCAGGGGCTGCTCGAAGTGGTACCGCAAGAGCACCCGCAGATTCCCTGCTGTGAGCATCTCACCGCCATTCATCTCGCTTCCTCCGACTGCTTGGCGAGGGTGGCGGCGAGAGCGCCAAGGCCCTTCGCAACGCGCTCGCGGCTCTCTGGCGTGTGTTCGGCCTGCATGATCGGCTTGGCAGTCAGAACGCGTTTCAGGCGCTCGATCATCATGCGATGCGGAGCGGTCTCTTCAACCGCAAGACGCCGCAGCTCGCCGGAGCTAGGCGAAAATGCCGGATTGCCTTTCGCCTCTCCCCGCATCCAGCGCTTGGCTGCCGCCTCCAGTGCCCAGAACGGGAGGTCGTGCAGGGCCTCGTAGAACACCCCATACCGGCCGCGCATCACTTCCGGCGAGGTCGACTGTTGGGGCGTCGAGACGAACAGCGCCGCGACAACCTCAATGATTTGGTCGTAGGTTGCCGGCGCTAGATCCCGCTCCAGATGCTCAACTCGGGAGACGATGGAATCCCTTTCCGTCTGGCTTGGCATCAAGCGCTGCGGCAAGGCCGGCCTGCCCGAAATCTCCATCACGGCGCCGGCCAATAAGCTCATGTGCGACGGCAAGCGCAGTGTCTGCGCCGGGTCGCTTGCCGCCATGATCTCCGTTCCGCTTTCCACGATCTGCCTCCGACATTACCCAGTTTCGCCACGTCCTTCCCCAGTCGCGCTTCCGACCGTCCTTGCCCGATTTGGAAAACCAGAAGTTCTGGAATTTCTCGAATTGACGGCGAGCCGCCTCGATGCTGCCGAGCTCGGCAATTGCAAAATCGATATCCGCCTGTTCCGGCTTCCAGCCTTTGGGCAGGAATTCCCCCTGCTCCCGCTTGGCAGGCTTGGCCGGCAGCATGGGGGCATGAGCCCCCATAGGGGGCGAAGGGGGTACTTCTGGAGAGGGTTGAGTTTTTGGGGGTGCGGGGGTCTTTGTCTCGGGAGAGGTCGTCACTGTGACGTCACAAGCGTCACTACCGTCACAAACCGTCACTTGTGACGCCTTTTTCTCACGCCAGCGGCGGGTGCGCTCCGCCCCGCTAGATGCAATTGTCCTAGAAGCCGCTTCCATAGACGCCACGGCAGCCACAACGGACTCGGCGTCCATCCCGGCAGCGAGCATGTGGCGCACAGCTTCAGAGATGATGCTCACTCTCCGTCCTCCCCCGCTCTGGTGATAGCGGCATGGGCGGCCGATGCAGGGACGATCTGCACGCCGGAGAGGAGGGCGCGCAACGCCTCGCGATGGGGCTCCAATGCAAGCATGAAATCGCGCAGGTCGCGGAGCTGATGAGCGAGAACATCGGCCTCAGAACGCTTCATGGCTTTGCATTGGTGGAGCCGATGCGGGGCGTCCAGCATCGCCAGAACTGACGCGCACTGCGCCATCTGGCTTAGCGTTGAGCGAGCTTGATAAGGGGCATCACCCATGGCGGGCACCCCATGTCTGAGACGAGCCGAACAGGCCGTCGTTGTGCGGTTCAAGCAGGCCGAGCGATATCGCTTCTTCCGCCGACTTCCGGGCAACATTGCGCTGCGACGGTTCGAGGAAATAGCGGCGCTCGCCGCCATCCGGCGGCATCGTCATGCATAGCGTCTGTCCGCCCTCGAGGTGGCGGACGATGCGCTGAATGCGGAGAGGGATTTTTGGCTCTTTTGCCATCATGCGGCCTCCATAACGAGCCGGTCTCTGATCTTGGAGAGAAGACGGGGGATGTCGTCGCGCAGCGCCGCGTCGCCCGCCGCCAACAGCTCGGCGATGTGCTGCACGCCATAGATCACCGTGGAATGATCGCGGTTCAGCGCGTTGCCGATTTCGGCATAGGACTTGTTGTCATGCTCGTGTGCGATGTACATGACGACCTGTCGCGCTCGCGCGACATGCAGGAGTCTCCTGTTGCCAAGCAGGAGAGCGGGCTCCATTCCGTAGTGTTGGGCGACCAAGACGGCGATGCCGACCACGCGGGCGCAGCGGCATTCCTTTAGTAGGATCCAGTTGCGCCTAGGCTTTACCTTCAGGGCCGCCCGATAGGGCTTCCGGACGAATGGCCCGAATGGATCGGGATAGAGCACCGTTCGAAATCGCCGCGGCACGAGCCATGGGCCGAACTTCGCGGCATATACGACGTGGCTCGGCTTTTTCTTGGCAACCGCGACCGGAATGACGGGCTGTGTCAGCCGGCGACGGACCTCGGCATAGTGGTTGGCAAGGCTGCTCTGGAGCATCACTTGTCCCTCACGTCATAGACGACAGAGGAATGCCCGGCGCACCATGACGTGCCCGGTACCACGAAAGCGCCGCAGAAAATCGCGAGCCCGTCAGCACCGCCGCCAATGTGGTATCGGCAATGCCATGTGCGCGCGTCCATGAGGCCCACCGGCTCGCAGATTATTTGCGCAGGGCGGCGAAGCATCATCTTGCGTGCGACGGCCCGATCTTCTTTCAGAGCACGCGCAGCGGCACGCTTGGCCTTTTTCGCCTCGTTCTCCTTGCGCCTGTCGCGCGCTGGATTTGGCTTCCGAATATGAGCGTGCAGGCCCGCCCTCTCCTGCGCGCGGCCCGGAAGACCGAGGCGGCGGCGCTGACCGAGCACGGCGCTTCGGCTACGGTTGATCAGCGCGCCAATCTGCGACCCGGAAAGGCCGTCGGCCCACAGGCGACGCAGGGTTTCGTTCTCTTCATCGCTCCACGACGGCGCCTTGAAGTTGGCTTCCCATGCGTTCAGCATTCCGACCTCCTGACGACGGATCCATCGAGCTTCTTCTTAAATGCCGATGTGCGAGAGCACGCGAAGCGGGACGGCTTCTTGATGCCGAGGTGCTTGGCGCGGACGCGCGCAGTGCGGGCCTTCTCCGCCACGTCGGCCGCCGTCTTCTCGCGGTGCTTGTCACGCAGCGCCGGGGCAAGGTTGCTTTCCCGGTGCTCGCCGCCATTGATCAGCGCGACGATATGATCAAGATCCCAAGCATCGCCGGGCATGATCTTGCGGCCCGAGATGTGGCAGATACCGTTATCGCGCTCAAAGACGCGCAGTCGCACCCGCTTTGGAATAGCCGCATCGGGGCTCGCGCCGATCCATTCATCGACGGTCCTCATGCCGCACCCCCGGAGATAGGAGGCTGGCCGGGTGCAGCGTGCCCGGCCAGCCGGCGGGCATCCACTTGCACCCGCCTGACCCACGACGTAAGGATTGCGCCGCGGTCCTCATCAGCCGCCGGGCTGGACCCGGAACGGCCCTGCGCCGATTGCTCGGCGTAGCCCATAACTGCACCGGTCACGCGCTTGACGATGCTGGCGCGCGCCTTTCTGGTGCCGGAATTCGTGTAGTAGTCGGGGTGTTGCTTCATGGCGTCGGCAACAGCACCGTCGACTACGCGCCAGAGCTGGCGGTAGGCGGCGCTGCGCTCGTCTTTGCGGATGGGGGTGCGGTTCATGCCGCCGCTCCCACCATCAGCTCCACCTCATGGCGCAGCTCTTCGTTGGTGACGCCTGGCAGAAACCGGCGGATCAGCAGGTCGCACACGCGGTCGTAGAAGGCCGCGAACTCGGTCTGGTCCATCTTGTGGAAAGCGATCGAGCCCGGCTTATAGGAGAAGGTGCCATCGGGCAGGATCAGTTGCTCGCGCACGCCGACGCAAAGCTTCACCGTGTCCGACAGATTGTCGGCGGTCGGGAAGCCGTCGTGGTCGACGTTCTCCCACACCTTGGATATGAGCGCCCAATAGAGCCGATGGTGCCGGATGCGCCGCTTGCTGCGCACCTCGATCTCGACGATCGAGCCCTGCTTGATATGGCGCATGGCTTCCTCGCCCTGGTCGTCGACAGGACGGAATACGCCAAGCTGCTTGACGGCGAGGAAGCGGGCCATCAGGCTGCCTCCTGCCGCTCATAGCGGGCGCGGAGTTGCGCCAGCTTGTCGTCCATCTCGGACAGGAACGTCGCCACGTCCTTTTCCAGCGCGGCAATCATGATGTCATCGCGTGGGACACGCTGGATGAAGGCCCGCATGCTCTCCGGCAGGCGAGGGCCGTAGGACACGAAATCGCACCACTGTCGCCCGGTGCACGCCATCTGCCACTGCATCTGCGTGACGTATTTCCCGGCCACATCGGCGCTGAGCAGCGTGTCCAGATGCGTCGCCGTGTTCGGGCACTTGATCTCCACCAAGCCGTCAGCGCCAACCAACCCGTCCGGGCTGGCCCCGCTCATGTCGATGGTCGGGTGCGGCACGAAGCCGACTTGCTGCACTTCCGCGTCGGTGCGGAATTCATAGGCCATGCGAGCCTCAGGCTCGTATTCCGTGCCCCACTGCATCGCTGCGTTGGTGAAGCTCTCGGCGACCTCGCCCGTCAGACGCTCGGCGATGAGCTGCGCCATATAGTTCGCGCGCGAAGCTCCCCATCCGGTCTTGGTCCGGGCGATCACGTCGGCGACGCGCGAGGCCGTGACGCGCCCTAGGCGGAGCTCCAGCCATTCGCGGCTGCCTTGGATGATCTCCTCCATCACTTCCCCCTCTTCGCTTCGAGGGCGGCAACGGCGGCCTCGAACTTCGAGGCGGGGATGGCACCGAGGTTGTCGACCTTGAAGTACCGGCAGAATTTCACCGGATCGGCGCCGACTTCGATGATCAGGTCTTGGAGCTTCTCCACCTGTTCGTCGGTGACGGTGGCCGCAGCCCCGGCAGCGGTGCCGTCGTCGTCTTCGCCACGGCTGGTGATGTTGAGCAGCGCGAAGGCCGTATAGCGCTTGCCGTACGAGACCGACGACCCGATGGCCTGCACATTGTTCTTGCTGCCGGTGGAATCCATCGGCAGGCTCAGCATGGTTTCTTCCGAGTGGCCGGCGCGGTGCGACAGCACCCCCGTCACTTCGATGCGGTCAGCCTCCTTGCGCACGCGGAAGGACAGGGCGAAGCCGTGCGCCGCCAGATGCGGCCGGATCGCCTCGTTGACATCCTCCCAGAGCGCGTAGGGCGTCTCGTGCCCCGCCTTGCCGTCCTTGGCCGGCACCTTGATCATCCCGCGCCGGCCGACGACCGGTAGAGCCGGCTGCATCTCCGCGAGCGCGGCGGCGTATTCCGCCTTCGCCTGCCGGTCCATCAGCCGCTCGCGCATCGCCATCAGCCGTTCGACCTTGTCGATGTCCACGCTGGGATCGCGGGCGGCGCGCTCGATCATCTCCAGATAGGCGTCCGCCGCGACGACCGGTGTGGACATGGTCTCGGGCTGGATTGCTACGGCGGTCTTGTTCGGGCTATCCATTGTCTCGTTCCTGCTGAAAGCCGCCCGTGTGAGCGTCGAAACCGCGAGCCGGGCGGCGATCGGCTCGCACGCGTGCGAGGGCTACGGCAGCGCCGCGACCGCCCGCCGATACAGGTCGACGATTGCGTCGCGCTCGTCCCGATCCGCCCGCTTGGTCTTGTCGGCGTCGATGGCGCGCTCTTTGAGCAATTCCTTGATCGCCGGCACGCTGTAGCCTCGGCCCTTCGCCTCAGCGAAGACATCCTTCACATCATCATCGATGCTCTTGCGCTCAGCGCGCAGACGTTCCACTCGCTGCATGAACGACAGGATTTCCGCCCCAGCGGCGGCATCTGACAGGGGCTTTTCGGAGGTGCGGTCAAGCATCGTCATTCTCCATCAGCCATTCGGCGATGGACGCCCATCTGTCCCCGCAGCGCTTCGCGCGTAGGGCCATGGAACGCCGCGTCGACCACGGCAAGGCGCGCCTCAAGCATCGCAAGGCGCTGGCGCAATTCGTCCATCTCGACATCGAATTCGGCCTTCTGCTTCGCGCGGGCCGCCCGGCGCAGCGCTTCGAGTTCATCGGCGCGGACAGCCCGCTCCCGGTTCCACAGGCCACGAACGCGGCGTTCGGTCAGTCCAGTCCTGCGCGCGACGATCCCAATAGCCGTCTTGACCTTGCTGCCAATCTGCAAAGGCCCGGCAATTTCAGCGATCAAATCTCGTGCTTCTGCGGCCGCATTCATTACAAATACCTCGGCGGACTTCTTGGGAGACTTAGCCCGATTATGGGTTGAACTGTCCTGCATTTGGGTTGGCCTTTGCGCTGTCATAGGGACAACGCAACGGCCACTTCACGGAGGACATGACTTGGAAAAGAGACGGCGCTCGGTCATCAGCGTTGACGGCGAGACCGAGCGCCAGGTGCATCCGGCCCTCGGGAGGAGCGGCAGGACGACGAAATGCATGAGGTCCATCGGCGAGCTGGCAGGCTCGGTGATCGACAAGATCGAGCGGAAGCGGGACGGGCGATGAGGTGGTGGCAGCCACTTCATGCTCAGTCGGCTTTAGAAGGCGCTCGAAGACTTCGATGGATGTCTTTTTGACGGGGCGGAAGCGATAGATCCAATAGAACCGATCGAAGAGTTCGGTCTCTACGGCCGGCGCCTCGAATACATCGATGCCAAGGCCGTCTTTGGAAATGGCGGCCACCGTGTAAATTCGGCCGCGGACGAGATCGACCGGAACGTCCCCGATCGAAGGACCGTCATCCACGCACACCACGAGCGCCCCGACATGGAAATCCCAGCTCATTCCCCGCCTCCGGGTTGAGGGCGGGGGTCGGCGGGGTAGAGGTCGGGGCGGAGGTCGTGCCGGGATATGCCGGTAATGCGCTCGACTTCGAGGACGCGCAGAGGCGGGACACGGCGCCACTGGGATAGAGCCTGCGGGGTAACGCCAATCTGGATTGCTAGATTGCCGGATGAGCCGGCCGCGTCGATGGCGCGCTGGATAATCGGGTCACGTGTGTCCATGCGCTAAATAAAGCACTGCTTGAGCAAAAACGCAAGCGCTGCTTTGTGGCTCTTTGAAAGGAGCGCTTTATTCTGCGGCCATGGCTATCGACCAACGAATCCGTGACCTCCGCTCGCACTTCGGCCTGACACAGGCTGAGTTTGGCGCGAGGGTTGGCGTGTCCGCTCAGGCGGTGAATCAGTGGGAAACCCCCGAGCGGGACGGGCAGTCCCGTAAGCCAGCGCGGCCTTCGAAAGCGAAGCTGGCGGCATTGACTAGTGAGTTTGGCGCTCGCTTGTCGTGGCTTATGTCGAATGATGGGCCGATGTTCGAGAACAACCCAGTTCAGCCGGGTTCCCCGCCGTTGCCTTCCTCGGCACGTAGCATCGCAAACTACGTGGGCTTTGACCCTGCCGCTTTTGGCCGGCGCCTTGAGCTCATCGTCGGCGCCGGCTTCAGCGATCTACGCGAGCGCATCAATATGGATCCAGTGCGCTGGCAGATATATCTCAATGGTCGCGGCACGCCGGACCCGGCAGTGTACTCGGCCATCGTGGATGCGACCGGGCTGGCAGACTCGTTCGTCAAGTTTGGTGTGCCGGATGCAATGGTCCAAATGCTGATTGATCGTCAGGCGGCGCGCAGCAAATGAACTCGTCCACGACCTCGGCCGCGAGACCGAGAACATGGTGCGCAGCCGAGCGGTCCGCCGGCAGCAGTGAGGCGATATAGGCGGCCATTTGTCGGTGGGCAGTTTCTTGGCGCACCAAGGCGCCATCTGACGAAGCGTCAAACACTTGGCGTTCCTCCTCATATTGAGCGGCTCAGCGTCCGCTGCTCCTTAGGATTGTCTCAAATGTGTCATTCCGCTAGGTAGGGTTGCGGCCTAAGCTTCGGCCAAAACACACGTTTTCGTTGAGGTATATCGTATTGTGACAACCTCGCGTCCTGATAAAGGGAACATATCAGGAACGTTTTCCTAGCAATATCAGACTAAAGTCTTACGATGCGTCGCGTATTTTACCGGCAATCTGCGGGAATTATATGCAGGCAAGCGTTTTCGCTCGGCTCGACTCTTCCCGCCTACTCCGTCACCATCTTTAGGGGTTGGGGTCCGATGAATGAACAAGCCGCCTGCGAAGAGCCCGCAAGAACTAGAGGTCGAATTACAAGCCGCGCTCGGCCGGGCGCTCTTTGCTTGGGGGCGACTGGAACTGACCCTCAGCATTTTATTCCGCGCGGTGCTATCCCCGACAAGCCCGGTCGTGGCGGACGGGATTTTCGGTTCGATCCGGGCGTTCGATGCGCGCTTGGGGATGGTTGGCGCGGCGGTGGTCGGGACCTTCAGCAAGAAGGATGACCCCATCAATATCGTCTGGAGCGGCCTAAGCCGGCGGTGCGACTCTCAGGCCAAGATGCGCAATAAGCTGGCGCACGCCACCGCCCTAATGGTCGATGGCACCACGCCGGTTTTGGAGCCATTCTTCCTGATATCAAAATCACGGCCGCGCATCAGCACTAGCGAGATCGACGCATGCGCCGTGTCGTTCTGGGAGACATCCCGTGCGCTCATGTGGCTTGAGGACCGGGTCGCAGTCCGCAAGGGCATGCGCCACGAACTGCCTCCAGAACTTCGAGTACTAGAAACGAATCTAGTAGCGGATCTTCTTCGTGCTCGCGCTCGGGCTTGAGCATACCAGTCTCATATAAGGCCCGCACTCCAGCGATAAGCATGTCGTCCGTCACGCCGTCCAGGCAGCGGCAGCAGCGCGCCGGTGCGGGCTCTTTCTCGTACATAGCACCCTCCATCTGACGCCACCTTACGACAGACGCGGACGGGGCGCGAGAAAAACTTAAAGCATCGCTTGACATCAATATAAAGCACTGCTTTAATCTCCCCATCGCCTCACACGAAGCGATGCGCCGGCCGGGCAACATCTCCAGCCCCCAATCTGGCCCAACTCCGGCCGGCGCTCCTCTCTCAGACGGAGACCATCGATGGCTGCCGAGCTGCGCCCCTATCTCGTCACGACCGTTCATCGCGGCGTGTTCGCCGGTCTCATCCCGGCCGATGCCGACCTGACGCAGAAGACCTTGGCGCTCAAGTCCGCCCGAATGGCTATTTCGTGGGGAACGACCAAAGGTGTCATGCAGCTCTGCGACACCGGCCCCACCGGCTCCAGCCGCATCAGCGCCCCGGCGGATATCCCCGTCTTGCATGACGTGACCGGCGTTTTCGCCATCACGGACGCGGCGTGGGCGAAGTGGATGGCCGCGTGATGGACGCCCTTGCTCGCATCATCACGGCAGACGACCTGATCCGTGGCGGCGCGTGCCGGAATGGCGTCATGGAGTCGGCCTCGCCTGATTGGCCTGCGGCTTTCAGTGTCGCTGACGCTCTCAAAGAGGCGGCGCAGCGCGGCGAAGCCCGGCTGGTTCGGCGCATCCTTGATCTCGACGGCTCCGGCTACGGCTACGGCTCCGGCGACGGCTCCGGCGACGGCTCCGGCTCCGGCTACGGCTCCGGCGACGGCTACGGCTACGGCTCCGGCGACGGCTCCGGCTACGGCTACGGCTACGGCTACGGCTACGGCTACGGCGACGGATCTGAATAACCAACAACTATCGCCGGACACTCCCGCCCGGCGCTCCTCCTTCCGAGGGATGAGACAATGGCACGCCCCGCCCAATTTTATAGATCAGCGCGCCGCAACAAGGCGTTCCGCGAGGCAGGCGCTACCAAGGAGTGGCGAGGCTCCAATCACGCCGTCTACAGGTTCGTGGACACGGCGCGCTCCAAGTATGCCCCGCACCAGAATTCTCGCGAAAAGGCTCGCCGCCTCGCCAAGGCGGAGGGCGCGTGATGCTGGTGCTGCGCACGGTTTGGCTGATCACCGCCATCGCAATCACAGGGACGATGGGCTTCGGCCTCACTCAGGCACTCGGCCTGTCCGGCTTCGTCCCGGCTCTGATCGTGACCCTTCTGTGCGGCGGCGCCCTTCTCGCCTTCGCCGCCCTTTCCGCCGCCGTCATCACTGGTGATGAGGAGTAGAGCGACATGAACATCAACAAAATTCAGGCTCGGCTCGACGCGATGACGGCGCGGATGAGCGCGAAAGGGCTCAACCAGCCCGAAGCGCAGTTTCAGGCCACCGGCAATGTCCAGCCGAAAGGCTGGCTCGTATGGTGGGATAGGTCCGCGCCAAGTTACGCGTCCAGCAAGTACGAATGGTTTCACGGTGACAGTGCGGAAAACATCCTCGATGAAATGGACGCGTGGATCGCGGCCCTTCCGAGCGCCGAAGAGGTAAAGCGCGGCGAGTTCCTGCGAGCGCTCTCGAACGTCATCGAACTCGGCAAGGACAACGGGATCAGCGTCGACTACGTGAACCCGCTTGTCGAGACGATGAAGCGCCTTTCCGAGAATGCGCTCACTGATCAACGCGAGGTCGCGTGATGCCTCACGCAATCGACACCCTCGCATCGCTCCGCCTCCGCACGCAGCTCCTTATCGAGCATTTCGAGCGCGAGATGCAGGCCATATCCGCCGAGGCCAAGGCGGCGTCGCCCGAGCATTTCGATGCTGGCGAGTTCGACCCGAAGCCTTGGGTGGCCGACATGCTCGCCAGCTTCATCCCCGTGCTGATCGCAGCCGAGCGTGACGAGCAGGAACAGGAAGAGCTCCGCGACCTGCGGCTCTACGGCTCCGACCGCGATCAGCACTGGACCCACACAACCTCGAACGGAACGAGGGCGGCATGACCATCCTCCTCGCTCAGGCCATCAGGGCCGGTGTGATCTTCGCTTCTGTCGGCGTCCTTCTGGCGGGGGTCAGTGTGCTGGGATGAGCGCCGGGACAAAAGCCTTTGCAGCAGCAATCGCGATCAAGGGGCGTCTGTATATAGACGTCTCCAGCACGAGACGAAACGCAAGCACTGTGCGCCATGATTTTGGTGGGTCTTACAGTAACAATTGGCAAGAAGGCTGGGATTTCGCGAAGAAACGCGGATGGCGCGTCGTCGCCGTTATTGTGAGCCCCGTTCAGCTTACGAGCGACCCGTCATGAGCCCCGGAACCTACGCCGCCCTCTGTGGCGCTGCTGCTGCCGGCTCCCTTTTTCTGGTGGCGGTCCTTCTCATCATCGAAACCGTGGCCCGGATGGAACGCTCTGCGCGCTCTCCGAGGAAGGAGCGGATATGAACCCGGAAGCTATCAAAAAAATCACTGACGCCTGCTTGAGCGGCGCGGCCGGCTTCGACGCCAACACGGTGTGGTGGGAGATGTTCTGGAACGCCGCTGGCGTCGCGGCGATATTCGCCGTCTTCTTCACGTCGGTTGGCGTCACCATTCTCGGGGTGCGGAGGATGGTGGAATGACCATGACCTGCGACCTCTGCACCGGCCTCTTCAGCTTATCTGACCTCTGGCTTGTCGCCGGCATCGCCCTGCTTATCGGAGCGTGGATCGGCGCGATTGCCATGTCGGTGCTGATAGCCGGCCGTGAGCTCGCATCGACCCTCCCCGCACAGCACGAGCACGTAACCGATGAGGTGGCGCCGTGAGAGACCGCCCCATCCTCTTCTCCGCGCCAATGGTGCGCGCGCTGATCGCCGGCACGAAGACCCAGACGCGGCGGTTGATCCCGGAAGCGACGCAGGATGCCTACTACGAGTATGACGATTGGTGCCGCAACGTGTCCGCTGGCGTTCCAACCTCGCGGCAATGGGAGAAAGAGTTCTTTCTCGAACGCCGCCGCATCCAGCCCGGCGACCGGCTCTGGGTCCGCGAGGCGTGGCGCACTTGGGTGGATGACGACCACCTTTCGCCGCGCCAGATAGTCGACATCTTCGAGGATCCGGAAACGAGCGAACCCGGCGATAAGCCGACCATTCAATGGCAAGCCGACGGCGCCGTTACCCATCCGGGAGCGACGACGCTGCAGCCTGGGCGGCTGCGGGCGTCGATGCACCTGCCTCGGATTCTCTCCCGTCTCACCCTGATCGTCACCGACGTGCGCGTGCAGCGCTTGCAGGACATCAGCGAGGAGGATGCGCGGGCTGAGGGCGCTTACATCGCGCCCCGCTCCGGCCGCGTAGCCGATGACTACGTCAGCATGGCGCTCGCGGGGGCTTGGTTCGCAACGGCGCGTGGCTGGTACGCCGATCTGTGGAACCGGATCAACGGCCCAGGCTCTTGGGCCGCCAACCCGTGGGTCGCCGCCTACACCTTCGAAGTCCACCAGCAGAACATCGACGCGATGGAGAAGGCCGCATGACTGACACGCTCTACAAGCTCGCCGAGGATGCGGCGCGGAAAGCAGTGGCCCAGCGGGATGAATTCGAGCCAGATGCCGAGGCGATCCGACGCGGGCTGCTGGACAACTGGCCCGAGGTAGCCGGCGCTCTTGTTGTCGCCCGCGCCGCAGCCGACGCCATCGCCGGACGGGTGGTGCCGTTCCAGCAGCGCGTGCAGTCTTGGATGCTGGCCTGCTTCGGCGAGGAGATCAGCGGAGACAAGCTGGAGCGTGGAGACCGTCTGCTCGAAGAGGTGTTCGAGCTCCTGCAGTCGAGCGGTTATCCGCGCGCTAACGGGCTGGTGGAGATCATTGAAGCGCTGCTTGCTCTCAAAAATCCTGTTCCGGTGATCCCGCACACTGCGAGATACCTTCTAAAACGAGCTCTCGCCCGCTTCACCGCCGACAAGGCCGAGATCGAGAGGCTGACGCTCCTCTATCGCGAGGCCGTTCAGCTTGCAGATGCCAATCGGCGTCGGGCCGAAGCAGCCGAGGCCCGCGTGCGGGTGCTGGAGGAGGCGCTGCGGGCGTTCGCGGACGCCCCGAGCCACGGCGTACATGGCGGCCCAATGATACAGGCAATCCTGACCTACGAGGACGGCACTGACGAAAATTCTGCAAGACATCGCGGGCGCATCGCGGCGGCTGCGTTAGAAAAAGCCAAAGCCGCACTCGCGGCCGGCGGGGAGGCCAATCATGGCTGAGACACCAACCGATCGTCACAACTGCCTAGCACGCGAAGCCTTTCTCGGCATTGCACGCGGCGTAATCGATGCTGGCGGAACTGACAGCGAACTCATGACTGTTCTGGAAAGTACCATCCTTGGCGGGCTGCTGTTCGCAGAGAAGGGCTTCAACGTCGACCGCCGCGTGACCATTGAGCGGCTGGAAGTGATGACCGAGCGCTTGTTCGAGCGTCTCGCGGCTGGTGGGGAGGCGCAGTGATGGAGAAAGTAGAGATCAGATTTTTCGACGATTTCGGAGAGTACGCCGGCCGCTTTTGGTCTCATGTTCCGCGAGTTGGCGACGAAATCATGCTGAACGCCGGCAAGAGATACGAGGCTGACAGTTCAGGCAAGACAGCATTCGTAGTCGAGCGGGTTGTGTGGGGCGTTGAGGGAACCAGAGACAGACACCAGTGCGTCAATATCAAAATAAAACTGGCGCCTCCGACCGGCCGCGCCGCCCTTGCTCAGGAAAAGGAGTGAGGTGGATGGCTGATATCAAGACCGATCACAACGGCCACGAGATCGTCTACTCCGAGAATCAAGACGTCTGGCGGTGCTGGAAACTCGATCTTGAAGCGAAGACGCTCTCCGCGCTGCGCAACAAAATCAACAAGATCGACGCTGACGCGCGGCGGATCAATATCGAGGTGATCCGCGTCGGCAGCTACCACCAGCCGACATCCGATCGCGTGAATTGCACAATGATTGACGCTGATGGAGAGAGCGCTTGGGTTATCGAGACCAAGACGCATAAGGTCTACGGCGTCACGAAGACCGAGACGACGCGGAGAAAGGTCGACCTTAGAAGCCTCGCCGAGTGTTCACCGGAGAACGAAGCGTTGATCGCGGAATGGACGCGCCTCTTTCGGGAGCAGAGGGATGCCGAGGCGCGGGCTAAGGCGGCGGCCGAAGCTATTCCGCGTCTTACCGCGTCCCGCCTACAGGAGCTCGGCGCCGCCCTCATGCAGAAGGACCCCGCCCCATGACCACGATGCACGGCCAACAAGGCGGCCTCATTTCGTGGGGTAGCCGTGATCTGCGAGCCACGCGCGCACGATTCCCTGGCCGATTATGCCGAGCCCCCACACCCCTGGCAGCCGAATCCTCGCCACCCGTGCAGGCCTTGGGTGCCACGTATCCGATCGGTGGAGGGTGGAGCGACGGTAAATCTCCTTCCACAGAGCGTTTAGAACGCGCTCTCGCTGGCCGGCATGGAGACAGTATTTACCGATATCGGTCATCAAACACCCCGTCGTTTCCAGGGGTATTTTCGACGGAGGGAAGTGTCGGTCAAGAAAAGAAGTGTATTACATTTGGAGGCGTCAGATGACCACGATCCCGAAGGGCTGGAAGCTCCGTGCCGGAAGAGGCACCGCAGGTCATGCTGGACGCCTTCTTCAAGGCAATGAGCCTGCGCCGGCCTCTATCCGAATGCTGGGTCGCGGCACTCGCCGCCGCCCCCTCTCCACCCGCATGGCGAAAGAATTGCGTGAGGCGTACACCGCCCCGCCCTCTGCCTCTGCAATCCGTGACGCGGCGCTGGAAGAGGCGATGGCCGTCGCCGACAAATTCATTCGCCGGCTCGTTGGCCCCTATGGCCAGAAGGTGGCGAGGGAAATCGCCGCCGCCATCCGCGCCCTTCGCGGCGCCGAGCCGGGGGATGGGTGGCACGACGTCAGCACCGCGCCGCTGACAGGGTTCTTCATGGCGTGGTCGCCCGAATTCCCCGACCTTCCTACTGTCTGGAAGGCCGAGCTGTTTCACCAGGCGCGTAAGCCTGGGACGCCAAAGCACCTTGCGGCCAACCATTGGACCCACTGGCGCCCGCTTCCAAGGGAGGGTGAGCGTGGCTGTGTTCGGCAAGTGCAGCTATTGCGGTCGCGGAACCTTCAAGGTCGGAAGCGCAGAGGCGTGGTCGCGACCCGGCTTGGTCGCGACGCGCGATCACGTTGTTCCGAAATCTCTCGGCGGCACCAAAACCGTGACGTGCTGTCGAGACTGCAACAGCGCTAAGGGCGATGCTCCCGCGTTCTTGTTCGACCTCTTCATGCAGCGGAACGGTCGGCATCCTGACGGCAAGAAGTTCCGCAAATGGGTGTTCGGCCTCGCCATGCAGGCCGCGAAAAAGATGCCGGAGACCTCACATGACCCTCTCTGAAGATACCCGAGCGAAGATCGTCGAGGCGATGGCGAGGGTCAATATTGGCCCTCGCGCGGACCCGTCTGGCGTCGAACTCAAGCGAGCGGCATCCGCCCTCGATGCCGCCATGCCGCTGATCGTGGGGGAGTTGCTCGGCGTCGTCGAAGCGTTCATCTCCGAATATATCGATCAACAATTCCCGCCAACACCAGGTTGCTCTTGGGGGCATCGGGAGGGCTTTTGCCTTCTCACCTACGTGCACGCTGTGATCCCGCACCTCGCCGGGGAGGTGGAGCCGTGAACATCTACGAGTTCATGGGATCGCATCCCGTCCTGACATTCGTCCTCGCGTTTGTTGCGGCCATCGTCGCCTGCGAACCATTCCGAACGGTCCGCCGGTGGTTGCGCTCCCGAGACATACAAAAGCACGGCTGGCCAAGCGCGCCCATGGACGCTGACGGCGACATCGTGCGGAGGGAGCCATGACCCGCCCCGACGCCCGCCTCATCCTCAAGGTAGCGCTGTTCGTCGCGCTGCCGGTGGCGCTGTTGTTGAACATGTGCGGGGGGTGGGGATGAGCGACGTCTATACCCCCGCCAGCCTTGCGAAGAAATTCGGCTGCTCTGAGCAGCACATACGCAACTTGATCCACAGCGGAGATTTGCGGGCTTTCCGGTTCGGCAAAAAGCTGATGAGAATCCCAGTCGATGCCGTTGAGGACTATCTGTGCCGGAATACCGTCTCGTCAAATTCCGAGGTAAATGGGCAGTCGCCTATCAAGGTGAGCGAGGAATTGTCCGCCGCTCGCTTGGCACGGCTGACGCTTCAGAGGCAAAGGCAGCCTTCGCGGATTTCGTAGCCAAGCTGGACCGGCCCAAGGCCGTCACCGTCCGGTATCTTTGGGGCGCCTACCGACGCGACAAGGCTGCCAAGCGCATAGCTCTGAACATGGACTATAGCGGCCGAGCCCTCCTGCCTGAGCTAGGCGATGTTCGCCCCGAGCACGTAACGGCCGATCTATGCCGATCATATATCGCCAAGCGCCGGAAGGCGGGCAAGAAGGACGGCACCATCTGGACAGAGATGAACCATCTGCGCATCGTCCTCAATTGGGCATTGAAGTGCAAGATCATCGCGGAAGCGGGAAACGTCGAGCCGCCCCGGAAGCCTGATCCCAAAGAGCGCCGCATCACGCGAGCGGAAGCCCGCCGGCTGATCGAGGCGGCAGAGCCCGAGCATGTTAAGCTGGCCATCACACTGATGCTCGGGACGGCCGCTAGGGCAGGGGCTATCCTGGCTCTCAAATGGTCGCAGGTGGATTTCGCGGCCGGCCTTATCAGCTACCGTGATCCTGAGGATGCCGGCCACAGGAAGGGGAGGGCGACCGTCCCCATGGTAGGGCAGGTGCGCGAGGCCATGGTGGCAGCGAAGCGCAGCGCTCAGAGCGAATATGTCATAGAGTGGGCCGGTAAGCCGGTTACGACGATCAAGCGAGGATTCGCATCGTCGGTGGAGCGAGCCGGGCTGAAGAACGTTACGCCCCATGTTCTGAGACATTCCGCCGCTACCTTCATGGCGGAGGCGGGGAGGCCAATGACCGAGATAGCCAGCGTGCTCGGGCATTCAGACAGCTCGATCACCGAAAGGGTCTATGCCAAGTTTTCGCCCACGCATCTGCGGGCTGCCGTGTCGGCACTAGACTTGTCGGATGTTCCCTCTTGTTCAAGTGAACTCTCGACCCCCGATAAATCTGGTTGAACTTGGCCGGTTGGGCAAAAAAGGTGTTCCCTGTTGGCGCCGGCATGCTACTTTGGGGGCCGGGAGCTTTCTTGGTAAGGGAGAGGTCGAGAGTTCAATCCTCTCTCGCAGCACCAGCATTCCCAACGGTTCTGCCCTCTCAAAAGGAAGTTCCCTCAGTTCAATTGAACTCAAGGGGACAGATATGCCCCGAGGCGGGGGAGGGGAGAGCACACCCCGCTCTTGACTCCCCGCACGCCCCGTTCTCCATATGTTCGCCATGGACGCGATCTATGGGAACATCGGCCCCAACCTCCACACCGTCTACATGGCTGATCAGCCGATGTGCGTGGAGTGCCCCGGATGCGGACGCCGGGCGGTCTATGATCTGCTCGAGCTAAAGCGCTGGGCGACGCAGGGCAACATGACGACGCTCTCGAGCATCGCCCGCCGCATGCGGTGTCAGGAGTGCGGGAAGAAGGGGATGAGGTGGTTCCTGCCGGTGCAGGAGTTCAGGATGGGGCTGTCGCACCCCTCAAATAGCGCTTGACTTCATGTAGAAAAAATCTACACTCCTCACAACAGAGGAGACAGACTGATGACGAACGAACAGATCGAAGCCGCCTTTGATGACCTCGGCTATGGCATCACCTTCGACGAACTGACCATCATCGACAGCGACACGCGCACGGATATCCGCCTCGCCCGCCGGAATTGGAACAGGCCCGGCCTTGTTGAGCAGGATGACGAAGAGGCCTTCATCGTCCTAGACGCCCAGCCGATGGCTGGTCAGCCGCGTCGCACCGTCGTGATCTTGCCGGCAGGCGAAAACTGCTACGCAGTCATGGGCTCGCTCAAGTGAGCAGCCTGTTCGGCGTGGCGCTAGGCGTCTGCGGCTTGACGCATGCCCAGGCAGCCGAGTTCTTCGGCAAGGGTGCGAAGACTATCGGGCATTACACGTCCGGCGCGCGGCCCGTACCTGATGAGATGTGGCGCATGCTCGCCGCGCTCTATGCGCAGATCATCCAAGCCTCGGAAGACGCGCTTGACACCTTCGATCTAGAAGAGGTGAGCACTGAAGGCATTCAGGCTCTCGCGCGCCATCAAATGGGCGAGGGCTTGCCGGAGCCAGCTCTTCATGCGGCGCTCGCCATGTTCATTCTGGCCCGGCTGGCGCCGGAGAGCTAAAGTTCCAATGTCACTTCATGAATGACCGGCGGCCGGGGCCGGTCCTCGCGCCGCCATTCCCAATCCGCAGCGATCAGCGCTGACGCCAGCTTGGATAGCAGCGCCGGCTTGCACGACACGGACACGCCGTCGACGGTGACGATCACGAGCTGCTCCGCTTCGTCATCAGACGGCCCGAACAGGGTGATCCTGGCACGCATGGCTACCGACGAAAAAAGGCCCGGCGCCCGTGGGGAGCGGCCGGGCCTAGGGGGAGTGGGTAGGCTTCGGACTGAGGGCCAGTCCTACCCGTAGCGCGACGGGTGGCGCATCGCGGCCGAACGGCCGGATTCTGCTAGAGCCTAGGGTGGCGCCTGTCCGCGACCGCGCAGCACCAGCTCCTGAATTTCCTTCTGGTTCTGCTTCAGTTCGACCACGACATCGCGCAGCGAATAAGTGTCGAGCGACTGCTTTTTCAGCTCGTCGATCTGGCGCTGCAACTCGGATGTTCCGCGCTGGATGTCGGCATAGAGCCGCTCGCGCGTTTCCTTGCCGCGATCCTGCACGATCGCGAATTCGTACCGATCTATCTTCCGCTCCTCGATCTTGACGATCAGCGCCTCAAGCCGGCCCTGCTGCTCGCGGATCGGCCAATAGGCCAGCGTGCCGAGGATCACCATGCCGGACAGCATCACGCCATAGGCCTGCCATTGCGGCCGGCGATCCTGCTCAAACCGGGCCGCCTGCCCCTGAAACTGCTCCGTTATGCGAGCGAAGCCGTCACGCACGTCCTTGGACAGGGTGGAGAGCCCCTGCTCAAGGTGATGCACGCGGGTCTGAATCGAGCCAAGGCTCTCTTGTTCCGATTGGTTCATGGTGCTGCCCGGCAACGCCCCATCCTCACCTACGCGCGATGACTGCCCCGGCGATGGCACCTATGGCCTTGCCGGCGGTGTAGATCCCGAAGAACGAGAGAAGGATCGTCCCTTCCCATTCGTCGAAGGGTTGCGGGAACGAAGCGATTTTCCAGCCGAAGGCAAAGCAGGTGTCGAGCGTCACCAGAACGAGATGCAGGGTGAAGCAGCCGGCGATGATGGCTGTGATCAGCCGCATTTCCCAAAAGCCGGCCGTCGAGAGCCGGACCTGCAATGCACCCTGCCGCGCAGCTATCTCGGCCTCGATCTGCTTCTCGAGGATCCCGGCTTTGATCCGCTCGCTTTCGACGGCGCTCGATTTGGCCGCGGCGTAGGCTTCCGTGAGCTTGCCGAGTACCGACCCCGTCAGCCATGACAGGATGGTGGCGAGCATCAGGTTGCCCAGCCGAAACGTCGCGCGAGGGTGTAGGCACCCTCTACGGCCGCCGCGAGCGCCACGCCAATGACCATGGCGAGCTCGGGGTCATTGGCGATCATGTCCGCCACCTCCTGCGGGATGAGGCCCTTGAGGACGAGATAGCCTGCGAGGTATCGCAGCGCGATACGAATGAGAGGGCCGGTCATTTTGGCTCCCGGTCGAGCGCCGCCCAAAATGAAACTGCCGGCTCTGCGGCCGGCGGCGTTGCAGGCTTGGGCTCGACGACCGGTGCCGCCTCTTCGATGGACGGGCTCGGCCTGACTGAGGTCGTCACAGGCGTGAGGAACTGCTTGCGCTCGGCCTGCCGGCGGGTGGTGAGCCCCTTGAGCACCTTGCCGCCGGCCTTGTTCCAGACGAGGAACTGGTCCGCCGCTCCGGCCCGGTCGCCAGCATTCAGCTTCTTGACCAGCGTCGACTTGGAGAAGGCTCCGGCCCCGATGTTAAAGGCCAGCGAGACGAGGGCGTCGAATTCGTTCTGATTGAGCTGAACCTTCACCGCCTTCGATACAGCCGCCTCGAAAATGGCGAGGTCGCGTGCCAGGATGGCGTCACTCTCGGCCGCCGTGATCTTCATGCCCTTCTTCGGGGCGGGCGGGCCGGCCATGGCCGTGTGGCCTACACCGATCGTGAGCACGCCCACGCTATCGAGATAGGCGGTGAGAACATTACCCTCACGTTGAGTAATGGCGGAGCGGCCATCGGCGCTGGTTTTCATGTCGTGTCTCGATTTTTCAGGAGGTCAGGTGCCAGCCGGCACGTAAAGGCAGATGGTCCGCGCCTCAGGCAGCCCGCCATAGGAGCAGCGGTGCATAAAGCCGTCGCCGGAAGGCTTGATGCGGCGGTCGGTGTAGGGGACCACTTCGCCGCTCGCCGGGATGCGATAACCCTGTGGCGTGGCCTCAACATCGCCGGCCATAGTCGGCGCGCAGTCCGTGGTGGAGCAGCACGAATAGTCGTAGCTCCACCCGCTCGGTGCATCATGGGCAAGCGCCGTCGTGCAGGCGAGCAGGAGCGCGCCTGTGAGTAGGGTGCGGAGCATGGGGCGCTACTGGCAGTAGAGGTAGAGCAGCATGTAGAACAGGGCGTCGGCGAACATCGCGTATCCGGTGTCAGCCGGATGCACATGGTCAGACGCGCCGGTCTGGGTAACGAGCGACCGAGCCGAAATCGCCCGCGTGGCAGTCAGATAGGCCACTTCCGGGTTGAACACGTGCGCAACCGGCATGAAGTAGCAGTTCGGCTTGGTCTGGCAGACGGCGCGGTAAGCGGCGCCCAAGGACTTCACCAGCTCAAACACTTCCCGCTCAGACACATACCTGGTGCCGTCGAACGACTTGATATTCAGCCGCGGGGCCGGATTGAGGCCAGCAACGATGATGTCGGCGTCGGGCTTGAGGCTATGAATCGCATCAATGAGGTTGCCGAGATTGGTCGCCGCCTCTGCTGCGGTCCGCGTATACGGATTGTTCCACCCAGCCCCAACGACGAAGGTGGCGTTTGATCCCGTGCTGTTCACCCCGCCTGCTAGCGAGCCGTCATCAAAGCTGTTTGTCGTCAAGTAGTAGTCGATGTCGAACTCTTCCGTGCTCGGATTCCAGAACGCGTTGCTACTGCCATTGCCAGAAGCGAGAGTGAGGTATCCCTCCTCGCTCCATCCGGCGCGGCCTTCATGCTTGACCATCCCAGTGCCAAGCGTGCCGCGGAACTTGATGTTCGAAAGGGCCAGCGCCGCCGGTGAAAGGCCGCCGCTCAACAGGGCATCCCCGACGCCGGAAATACGGCGCGAGGCTTCATTGGCTATCGCGCCCTGAACACTGCCGTTGACGCCGGCCCAAAGGCTGTCGCCGGGGCCAAGGAAGACGTTGCGCACCGCCACCGGGTTAACCGGCGTGCCGATCACGAGAATATTGAACGTGCCCAGCGCATGCTCGGCGTTGTCCGGCCCCCGCGCATGGACAGTGACGGGGATCGGATCGGTGTCCTCCGGCGTGACGATCGCCACGTCCTCGTTGCTCTCACTAAGCGAAAGGGTGAGGTCATAGGCGCGATCGGCGCAGATGCCGCGCGGGTAGAGATAGAGGGCCTCACCCTGAAGCGCATAGACTTCGGTCGGCAGGAAGAACGAAGGCTCCAGCCCGGAGACGCCGCCATTCGCACCACGCACCTGAGCGCCGTAGAAGTGGAAGTCGGCGGTGTTGGCCGCCGAGGCGCGGACATAGGCAACCCCGGCCGGAACGACGACGCGGACGTTTGTATAGGCCGTGATGCCAGCGCCGCCCGTGAGGATCGCCGTCGTGAAGATGCCATCGGAATTGTAGCCCGAGACATGGGCGACGGTGCCAACGCCCATGTTCGTCGTCAGCGTGAACACCTGCCCCTCGATGACCGGGATCATCTTGGTCGTGGACCACGACCCCGAAGCGAGCAGCGCGCCGGACGTGTTGATGTAACCGCTCACCACCTCGTCATCGTGCAGGAAGTCATGTCGGAGAGCGCTGGTGATGATCTCGACATCGCCGGCGGGGCGCTTGTCAGCCCGGTAGACGGCCGGAACGCCGGCCGCATTCGTCCATGAGATCCGGACGCGGGTAGCCGCGGGCCACAGGGCGCCGACATACATGCGCTCGTCGCGATCGAGCGGCGAGTAGGCGCCGAGGTAAGTGGTCGCGTCGTAGAAAGCGACGGTAGCCCGGCCTGAGAAGTTCAGATAGGGCCCGTTGCGTACCAGCACGGTATCTGCCGTCACCGGAATATAGACTGACCGGCTCCATGTGCCCGAGGTCTGCTCCGAGCCGTTAGCACTCGAAATATAACCAGACTCCACCTTGAACGGCACCGTAGCCATAGCACCGAAGCGAAGATCGAGCTCCTTGTGCTGATCAGCAAAGAAGGTCGGGTCCTTGACGTAGATCCGGGTCGGCGTCGCGACCCGGTAGGAGAACCGCACATACTGAGCCGTGGGCTGGTGAGCGCCGACCGTCGTCTCCATGGGAGGCGTCGAGCCCGGCTGCACGTAGCCGAGATAGCCGGCCGGCGACGGGCTGGAGTAGAAGGCCACGGCGGCGGCCGACGATGAATCGGTGATAGGGTCGCCGTCCCAAAGCAGCGTCGTGGTCGAGCGCACGGGGATATAATCGGTGCGGCGCCAGGTCGAAAGCGCGGCCTCGGTGCCATCCGCCTTCGCGATATAACCGCTGTCTACCCACTGACCGAGGTCATAACGGCCAGCATATAGCTGCGAGAAAAGCGAACGGACAATGCCGAGCTGGCTGTAGCTGGCGAGGCCGGGAATTGTGTAATTTGAGACCTTGGCCCATGATCCGGAACCGGACGAACCCGACTTGAGATATTGCCCGTTGTTGCTGCCATCGCCAGTGACGAAGCCCTGCGTCCCGGCAGCGTGCGCCAGATCGGCGTTGAGAGACGAGAGGGTCGTATAGGACACGGCGGGATTGGCGACGGCGGCCAGCGCCGTTTCTTCGGCCTCCACGGCGCGGTCAAAAGCGGTGGTGGCTGCGCTCTGCGCGGCGACAATACCCTCGCCAACCGTGCCGGCGGCGTACGCATTCGCATCGGAAAACCCGACGCGGCCGGCGCCATCCTCGGCAGTGTCAGGGGACGCCAGAGACGTGCTGAGCCCGTCGACTGCGGCGGTCGACCCCTGTTCAACGGCGTCAATGTCCTTGCCGACAATCTTCGCCAGCTCCGGTGCCAGGCCGAGACGGACATAGGTATCCGCTTTGGAAAAGCCCATTTCGGTCCCCAATCAGCTAGTCAGATTGTTGCGATGGTTCAGCGCGTTACGGCTGATACGGCGTGATCGTGTTGCCCGCCCTCACCCAATCGGTGAGTTCAAGCAGGACAGGAGCGTTGTTCGGCTCGGAACCCGGCTCGGCGGCAAGGTTCACCTGTAGCCATCGCGCATTGACGTGCGTAATCTCGCCGTCGATTTCGAAACGGATGCTGGTATGGTTTTCGTCGGTGTAGGAGGCCCAGCCGATCATCAGGCGCCCCCTACCGCGATCCAGTCGACAGCGAAGGTCTGGCCGTTGACCAGCGTGCTATCGACAAGCCAGCGGGCGACGATAGAAAAACTGCCGGTCGCCACGCCGTTGCGGTTGACGATGATCGCGGCGGCTGGCGACCCGTTCGCAGGTATGACGGTCGGCGTCGAACTGAAGGCTACGGGGAATGATATCGTCGCCCCGCCGACGCCCGAAGTCGTGATGGTCGTCGTGCCCTTCAGGATGCGTTCCGACCATCCCGACACCTGCGAGCGGACCGGCGTGTAGCCGAGCGCCGGCTGTGCTCCGATGGTAGTACACACCGCCGCGCCGTTGGCATCGTCAAGAACGGTCTGCGCGAAGGCCGACACCCCGAGATTGGTCTGAGCCTGCGTTTTCTCGCCGGATTCCAGCGTCTGGGCCTGATCGTAGCGCAGAGAGCCGGACACCGCGTCCGGAATGGCGTCCTGCATCTGTGAGAGCGTGACGGCATCCTGTGGATTGGTGGCGTCGGCAAGGCCGGTGATCTTGTTGTTGCCCATGGGCAGGTCGCCGGTCATGGACTTGCGCCCATCGGCAATGACCACCATGGAGAGCGAGGACGAGATGTCCTCAAGGGGCGGGTTGTGATTGCTGGGCTGGATTTTCTGGCCCGAGACCGCGAGGTACCCGGCCGGGAGGCTGTGATTGCCTCCGGAATCGTAAGGTGCCATGCTTCGAGTTTCCAAAGAAAAAGGCCCCGTTGTGGGGCCTTCTGGAGGGGCAGATGCGTTTAGGTGCGACGCTTGTTCTTGGCCTGCTGGCCGCCGGCTGCGTGCAGACGCAGGAAATGGCGCTGAGCCAGAACGTCTATCAGTTGCAGGTCAGCGGCAGCGGGCTCATCGCTGCCTCGCAGGTTCCTGGTTCCACGCAGGTGAAAGCCGCCGAGCTGACGCTAGCGAAGGGCTACACCCACTTCATTCTCGACAATGCGTCCCTACAGTCAGGCAGCCGCATCGTTGGCACGACGCCGGTCTATGGCTCGGTCGGCCCCTATGGCGCGGTGAACCTTTATGGTGGTCAGCCGGTTCGGGCTCCGACCTCTTCCGCCTCTGTCACGGTCCGCATGTTCACCGCCAAGGACAGGCCGGCGAATGCCCTCGATGCGCGGGCCGTCATAGCAGCGAACAAGGCATGAAGCAGATTGGCAAGATCGTCTTCGTCATAGCTTGCGTCACTGCCTTCGCCGTGTTCATCCGGCTCATGGTCTATGGCGTTAGCGAAGACTTCGGGTGGGGCTTTCTCGCTGGCGCCCTATCGTTCGGCCTTGTTGTCGGAATTGGCTCACATGTCGAGATGAAAGACCAACTTGCAAAGCAGCGCGCGGAACTATTGCGCGATCTGTAGACCGCTGCCGCGCGTCAGCGCGTTGACCAATTTTTCCACATTCTGTCGGGTTGGAAGTCGCCCTTGCCGGCGCGCGGCGAGGTCTATCAGCGCTTGCATGATCGCGTCTCGTTCCGGCCCTTGCGCCACTGCCAATTTTCCGAGTTCGGCGGCAAACTTGTCAGCCCGCGCGTCGGCGCCGGCCTGAGACGCCGCCCCCAAACCACGCTGCATGCCACGCAGGAGAATACCCGTCAGCGTAGATTCTGTAGGAATCCTGTTCGGCGTGGCGGCCTTGTCCAGGAACTCCCGGAAACCCGCGGTCATGCCGGTATCGGAGCCGCTCTCCACGCGATTTTTCGTGCGATAAAACGTCGTCTCTCGATCAATGGCGGAAAGCGCTTTGTCCGCCCTCTCCTGCCCGAACACCGTGCGCAGCTTGTCCCGGTTCCAATCGCCTTCAGACTTCACTACCTGCTGAAGCTTGGCGGGATCGTTAGCCGCTTGCCCAACCAACCGGTCAATCTCAGCACGCGCGCCCTGCTGGGTGCGGTAGGGAACCGCAGACGGGCCGACTTGCGTGCCCTCAGGAAGCGCGCTGGCCGGGAACTGCTGCGTAAGCTCTTGCGGTCGGGCGGCGGTTTTGCCGCTATCGAAAATCTGCGAGCCGGACTGAAGCGCTTCCCGCTGCCGAGCGAGTTCGGCAAACTGGGCATCCACGTCCTTGATGCCAGGGACTGCGCGGGCCAGTGTGTCATCCACATTCTGGCGAATAATGGTCAACTGCCGCATGACCTGCGGATTTGCCTCCGTAGCCATCATGCCGTCCAACGCCTGCCGCGTCTGGAACAGTGCTTGCGGCATGGGATCGAGGACGTTTTCGCCGGGCACATTCAGCATCTGGCGGGCCCGTACCACAGCCTGCCGGGCATCGCCGCGCAGGATCGTCGCCAGACCATCGAGTTCGTCCGCAAGTGGCTGCGTGTTGACAGCTTTCGCCCCCCGGAACACCCCCTCATAAGCCTTGCCAAGCGCGCGCTGACCAGCCTCGATCTCCGCATTGATGCGGCTCGGGACGCCGGCTCGACCAAGCGCATCATCCAAATCCGTGCCGAGCCGAAAATTCTTGCCGGTATCACGGTTGAGCAGTGCGTTGACGATAGCCCCCCGCTGGCCGGGGCGGGAAGCCGCGCCGCGCGCAATAGCCATCCATTCCGGCGAGGCGTCGGCGAGCATGCCTTGTGGACCAAGTGACTTGAGCTGTGTCTGCACCACGCCCTGCTGCGTCGCGTCTCCGATGATCTCCGATGCATAGCGTGTCGCAGGGGCCGAAATGCCGGTAAGCGCATTAGTCGAGCGCCCTAGATAGTCTGAGACAGCCTCGTACCCTTTTCCGGCGGCACGGCCGATATACGGTGCTGCGGCGCCTGTCGCAGCACCGATGCCCGCTCCTATGGCGGTCTCCTTGAGGTCGCCTCCCGAGCGTACAGCGCTATCCAAACCGCCGATTGCCGCGCCGGAGCCGGCCGACATCAAAGCTCGCATCCCGAGCGTGCCGGCGCCAGCTCCGAACGCCGCCGGGGCCGCCATGACCATGGGAATAGTGCCGGCGATGCCCCCGGCCACCTGTGCGGCGCCGGACGACCACGGGTTCTGCCGGTCGAACGCAGCATTGCGCTCCTGTTCGGCCTTCAGATTGTCGGCATAACTTCCATAGCCGAGCATCGCCTGCCCGCCCGCAATAGCGTTGTCGACCAACCCGCCGAGCACCGGCACGCCGCGCGCGGCGGCCGTCGCAAGGTTTCTGATCGACATATCGCCGACGCTCGGCGGCGCCATCTGACCGAACGCCGAGGCGGCAGCGCCCATATCGGGAGCCTCCACCTCATACGTCTTGCCATCCGGGCCCTGCATCTCGAAAACTGGCATCACTGAGCCTTTTCGCGAATGCGCACGCCATTGGGGAGGGTGGTCCATCCATCCTTAGACGTCGCCCCCGGCTGTTGGCCGGATACCGCCTTGAACTTGGCGAACGGATCGGGAAGCTGGCGGATGAGCGCGATAGCCTCTTTCGGGTCGATTTCGCCCATCACGACGCGGCCGGCTATGTCGCCCTGCATGCGCTTATACTCGGCAAGCCCCTGCATCGTATCTATGATGAGGTTGTTGCCTTCCGGGGTGTTCATCATGTTCGGAAGCGCGTTCTTGAACATAGCAAGGTCGCGATCGGACGACGCTCCCGAGCCAGGCACACGCTGACGCGGCGTCAGATAGGAGATGATCGCGGAGGCCGCCTGACCGGGGCCGGCATTGTCGCCCAACTTGATGCCAAAGCCGGCCGCCATATTGACCAGACCGGATCCAAGGCCGGAGCCAGACTGACCAAGCAGGCCGCGAAGACGCTCGATCTGTGCCAGATCCTGACCGGCCTGTGCGCCTTCTTCGTACATCCCCGCAATGGTCTTGCCGACCGCCTCACCAAGAGACTTTTCCAACGCAGTCTGAGATCGCTGATCGATGCTGACCTGTGAGCGACGGGCTTCAGCCATGCGCACCTGAAACTCGGCGAACGACCCGGCAAACCCCTGCTGCTTGGCGTACTCGTATTCCCGGATGTCGTCCGTGGTCGGCGGGCGGGTGCCGGCAGCCACCTCCTGCTGAAGCTTCTGCATCTTCAACTGGTATTCGGGCGACGCCATTTCGGCCTGCCGCTGCTGCATGGCGGCAAGCTGCTGAATCGCCATGTTGCGCGTGCCGGCCGGGAGCTGCGGGTTGTTCGCTATGGCGATAAGCTGCTGCACGTTCGGGCCGGCCGCCACCTGCTGCGCGGCAGCGCCCGTCTGAGGCTGCATCTGCGGCGCGAGAGGGGCGCCCTGCGTCGGGGCAGCGTTCGGCGGCATCATCGGCTGCGCGGCGGGAGCGGGAGCCGCCACGGGGCGCGCTACAGGCGCCGGGGCGGGTTGGGCCGGGCGGCCGCCCTGCAACGCGCCCAGAACGGAGCCGATGGAGCCGGATGCCTTGGCTCCGGCAAGTTGATCCTGCCCCGCGAACTGACCGACGCGGTTGCCGCCGGGCGGAACACCACCGCCACCAAGCCCGAGCGCCTGAGCGACGCGGGACAGCGGCTGAGCGGTCTGCGGTGCCGGCTGGGTCGCTACAGGAGCGGCAACCGGCGCGGGAGCCGGGGCAGCCGCCATCTGCGGCGCAGCGGCCTGCGGCGGGATCGCCGGGCGGGGCTGCGGCGTCGGAACGACACCTGCGGACGGATCGAGGCTCGCAACCTGCACCGGGGCCTGCGGCGGCGGGGCGGCTACGGGAACCCCGCCCGGCCGCTGCGGAACCGGCATCATCTCGCTTGGGGCGCTCTGCGGCGCGAGGGCGAGCGCGGGGACGTTGGTCGGGCCGTCAGCCGGGGCGTTGGCGGGAATGCCGCTGCCGGCTGCCAGGGTTATTTCGCGGCCGGGGCGCAGACCCTCAACGCGATTCTGCTCTGCCATCAGCGCGGCGCGCTGCTGAGGCGTCATGGCCGACATGATGGTGTCTGGCGAAACGCCGGCCGCCGCCGCAAGGCTGGCAATATAGCGACCGGTGTTGTTCTCGCTAGGCGGGGCGTAGCGGTTGATCGCCGCCGACAAAGGCAAGTCGCGGTAGGAAGGGCTTTCGAACATCAGCCGTTCGCGCGCCGCGTTGCCGGCGTCGAGCGTGTCGAAGGCCGCGAACCGGCCGCCGCCCGACAGATAGCCCGGCTGAGACCGGGCGAAGTTCCCATCCTCGATATTGCCAGGGTTGTTGTTCCGCCACGCGAACGTGCCCTGACGGCGCACAGTCCTTCCGTCAGGCATCTGGTAGTCCGTAAAGCCGGGGCCGGCGCTCACAACGCGCATTCCGCCCTCAGGCACGCTCGACCCCGCCGGCAACTGAGGCTGCATCATCGCGCGCGCCACGGCGCCCATGCCCTGCCCCTGCGCCATATTGGGCGGAACGCCGGGGTTGCCGCTCTGAGGCTGCACCGGGGCGGAAGGTGTTTCGACCGGGGGCGCCGGCTGCGGCGTGACGGGAGAGGATGCCGGGGTCGCGGCCGACATGCCGCCGCCGAAAAGCTGGCCGATGGCCGCGCTGTTGGCGTTGTTGGCCTCTGCCAGTTGGCTGTCGATGCGCCCGCGCCGGACATTGCCGGCGAGCGCATCGGCAACCCGTGCGGCGCCTTGCAGCCAGTGACCGACAGGCGATGAATCGCCCGCGCGCATGGCCTGACGTTCTTCAAGCTCGCGCTGGCGCTCAAGCTCTTCATATGTCATGGGGCGGCCACCGGGCCCCCAGAAGAACGGAACGGCCATTTAAGCGGCTCCCACGGCGAGGTCGTAACGAACGCGCTTGAGGCCATCGGCGCCCATGGTGACGGCCTCGGGATGGATGTTCTCCACCTCGTCAGCCATGAGGCCGATCTGCGTCACTGGCGAGCCGATGTACTGGAAAGAGTAGACGGGAAGTCCGTTATCGAGCGCGCCGATGCGGCGTGCGTTCATCTTGGCCCTGCGATCCGACAGCATGCTGATGCCAGAGGAGAGGAGCCCGAATAGGCCTCCCATAGCCGCATTCGAACTCGCGGCTTCCGCCTGATACTGCTGATTAACGAGCCCCGTATAGTCGACGCCCGCGACGCTAGTGCTCGGGGTGTTGACGAAATTCGGGTTCTGCACCTGCGAGCCGGACTGAAGCGCCGTCCCGACGTTAATCGGGAGGGTGTATTCCTGATAGTACTGGTTCCACGCCTGATTTTGCGCCTGATTGTTGAACTGTGCTTCCTGTAGGGCCGCGGTGTTCTGGAACTGGCTCTGCGACAACGTGGCGTTGTTCCCGAAATTCGCCTGATTGAGCATGGCTTCGTTGGTGAATGCCGCGCTGTCGTGGGCGAGCTGCGCAAGCCTCGTCTGCTCCTGTCCACCGGCAAGAACCGCGCTCATCCGTGCGTCGTTCTGCTGCTGGCCCATGCGGGCCATCTCGCTATCCCATGCCGCCGTGCCGGGCCGGATTCCCTTGGCGACAAGCTGGGATTCGAGGTCAGTCTGGGCCTGCGTCAGCGACGGGTTCATGCGCGCCATCAGCGCATCTTCGACCTTCTGCCGATCCGACGACCAATCCGTGCCGTAGGAGGTCTGGTACCCGTCCCCAAGCGAGGTCGTATAGGTGTCCGGGAGATACTGGTTATAGGCGCCGCCGACGCTCGTCTGAACGTCTGGGATGCTGGAGAAGTCCGGAAGGTCGCTCAGATAGCCGCCGAGCATGCCGGTGTAGTCGTTCGCCAGCGTGGCGAGGTTCAGATTGGCCCCGTTCTGCTGATCAAGGATCGCCTGTTGCTCGGGCGATAGGGTCGTGGTGGCCGTGTAGGACGGCACCAGCATTCCGGTGACCTTCTGCCACGCCGGATCGACCGAGGAGCCGGCCGCCCCGGCATTGATGGTCTCGATGCCGTCGCTGGTGCGATAGCGCGTGCCGCCGTCGCCGCCACCGACAGCTACCGCCCCCTCGGGGACCGTCTGGGTCGTGGTGACACCGCCCTGCGCCGCCGAGAGCATGGGCTGATCAGTGCGGTATTCACCAGTAGCCGGGTTGTAATAGTAGGTCGTGCCGGTCTCTGACGGCGTGAAGTTCTGACCGGTCTGCGAATAGGTCAGGTTCCCATAGGGGGTCACCTGGTTGACCATGTTGAGCTGCTGCTGCGTAATCGCAGTGGAAGCGTTCATCTGCTGCTGGGCGGCAGCGGTCTCCATCGGGTCGGGAGGTGAAGGGGTGGAAACAATCGGAGTCATCCTCCCGTTGACATCACTCGTGTTTTATGACGAGAATGGTTAAACGGAACCGGGTTGTTGGCTATGTACGATCTTTCGCCGAAGGATGTTCAGCGGTTTTGGTCGAAGGTCGACCGCAAGAAATCGAACAGTTGTTGGCCTTGGATCGCCAAGGCTCGCCATTGGTTTGGTTATGGCCTGTTCAAAGTGAATATCGCCGGGCTACCCGGAGGCCGGAACGTTCCAGCCTCTCGGCTGGCCTGCTTCTTAGTTCATGGGGCGCCGCCCGAGGGGAAGCCCTACGCCCTTCACTCCTGCGACAACCCCGGCTGCTGCAACCCTGCCCACCTTCGTTGGGGGTCGCAGGCGGATAACGTTGACGATGCCGTATTGCGCGGGCGAAATTCGCCGCCGCCGGTCAACGCTCATTATCGAGACAAGAGCAACCAACCGCGCGGAGAGCGGGCTGGCGGCGCGAAATTAACCGAACCTCTGGTGCGTGAAATCTGGCGCCTGCATTTCGAGGACAGGCCGATCAGCGAGATGGCCGAAACGTTAAAGGTCCCCTTTCATGGGGCTTACGATGCCTGTCGCGGCAAGACCTGGCGCCACCTCGAAAACGCCCCGTCCATTGAGAGCCTGAAAGCAGCCGGCGCCGCGCGCGGCTTCAATCAGTTCTCCAATGGAGGCGACACCCGAGCGCTCAGCCCCAAGTCAAAAATCCCCTCGTCTGAGATACCGGCTATTCTGGCTCGTTGCGCGGCCGGCGAGACAATGGAATCCATCGGCCGTTCGTACGGCGTCCAGAAGGCCGCCATCAGCAAGATCAGGCAAAAGGCCTTGGGCTAATACCTGTAGTCGTCTTTCCGGATAGACACGACGATGCCGTCCCGCCCCTCCCCGAACTCATCGGGCAGGTAGCCGGTCACGGTTCCTCCGAGCCGTTCGGCGATCCGAACGACGCGGGGTTGCTCTGTCACGACGGTGATACGAAGCCTTTTTAGGTGGCCGAAGACGTAGTGGCCGACATCGGCTAGGAAGCCCTTGGTGAAGCCGCTGCCGGCGACCGTCACATGCAGGCTGTAGCGGGTGAAGAAGGAGAAGACGGCACCGCCGATGATCTCTCCGTCCCGTTCCACGCCGAGCGCGGTGACTGTGCCGATGAAGGGCTGGCCGATGATGCCCGCGACGAATTCGACCACGCGGACATCCGCAACGGTACGGATCAGGATACGACCCCCGCGACCGCGAACATCACTTCCCAACGCACGAGCTCAGTATCGAGTGGAGTGGCGAGCCCGCTGGCGACAGAGAGCGACGGCGCCATGTGATAGCCGGTGCCGCCGACCGACACCCATTCGCCATGGATGAAGGTCTCCAGCGACGACGACGACCAATCCGCGTCATCCCAATCGCTATCGCCCCACACCCCATCATTCCCAAAGGCCACGATGGCCGATGGCGACGGGATCGGTAGCGCCTCGGTGAAATCGAACTGCACCGTGACTTCCGGCGCCGACTCGTAGGGCTCGCGGAGCGTCGCCTTGGCAAGGCGCGGGACCTTGATCGAGGCCGGCGAATTGATCGCGTCGAACAGCGAAATCACATGCCCCGAATAGGGCTGGCCTTCATCCATGCCGGTGATGCCGGCTTCAACCACGCGCCCATCAGAGCCGAAGAACAGGCGGTTCTTATGGACCGCCATGGAATAGGCCTTCCAGCCGGTGAACTCGCTCCATCCGCCGGTGAGCGCATTGGCGACGAACCAGCGGTCGGAATGGTCGACCATGGGAGGAACGGCAACGGCCACCATTTGGCCTTCGGTCCACACCAGACAATGCCAGTCGAGCCCTATGCGGGCTTCAACCTCCTGCCTCCAGTCCGGATCAATGCCAAAGCTCAGAGCGGAAGGCGCGAGCGCCGCTATATCGCGCTGCATCGCCATGGAGAGGCCGATAAGGCCGATGTCCGTCGCCGTGATCAGATCGCCACCGACCCGGAAGTGGGCATTCTTTCCGAGCGGCCGGCCGACCTTGTAGAGGCCGACCTTGGCCCATTCGGATGCGGAACTCGGGTTCGTGCCCTGATAGATGGCAACCTCGCCCTCGGTGGTGACGAAGGCGCATTGCTCAGAAAGCCCACCCTGCCCCGTCGCCGACCCGGACCACGAGGAACCGAACGACAGTTCACCGCCCTGTCCGAACACGCCGCCGAGCCGCAGTGGATTGGCCGCGCCGCCGATCTGGGCAATGGGCAGATACCACGCGATAAGCTCGTTCTTCTGGGCGAAGAAGAGCCGGTCATTGTACGCCCACACCGCCGTCAGGTCCGAGGTGTCAACGCCCGTGATCGCCTCGAACATGGGGAAGATCACGCCATCCACCGCGGCGCTTCCGGCAATGTCCCCGGTAAGCGTCTCGCCGTCGACGAATGGGCCGCCAGTCACCTCGCCGACATAGAGATAGCCGGCCGTGCCATTGTCGACGACGCGGGTGACGGTCGCTGTCGCTCCCGAAGTGCCCCCGGTCACGACCTCGCCTACTGCAAAGCCGGAAAACTCGGTGTCGTAGGCAAGACGGTTGATCGGCTGGTCAGTGATCTCCCACCAGTCGAGACCGTCAAATATCTGCATCGCGTCTTCGCCGTTGACACAGATGAGAAAGGTCCCTCCATCCGTGGCGAACTGCACCGAACTCCAGTTGCCGGAGTTGAGGCCTTCGACGGCCGGATCCGGGCTCACGTCGGGGTCGATGATGACGGTCGCGTCATAGATCGCGTCGGCAGTCGCTGCGAAAATGCGCTCATTGTTGCCGAGCGCATAGGTCAGCAGCGACGGTACGGCCGGGGCATCCTCGCCGATGGTGGCGTATTTCTCCGAGCCGCGCCGCAGCTTCACCGTCTCGGTACCGGGGAAGAAATTGCGCAAGGTAAAGGCGGCCGCCCCGCTCGACGGAGCCGACAGGTTCTTGTTCGATATCCAGCCCGCCGTGGGAGCTGGAAAGGTCGCTAGTTCGGACGTGCGAGGCCGCGCACGCGTTGCAGAGGCCGGCCGGCGCATCAGGGCTGACCGAGGGGCCACGGATAGGCGACATTGGCGGCATAGCCGAACGTCGCCCGCCCTTCGGCGTGGATGCGGGGCGCGGAATCCCGGCCGCTGATCTCTTCCAGACGGCGGTCGTAGTTGGACAGGTCCTCCGCGTATTCGAGCCCCTTCTGTGCCTTCCAGCGCCAGATGAGCCCGAGTGTGAGCAGCCGCTCGTCAAGCAGGTATGTGTCGTCATCGGCCGTGAAAGCCGACTTGGAAATCCCACCAGATGAGCGTGCCCAATTCTTGGTCAGATAGAAGAACTGCGCCCTGTCGCCGGTTGCGATGGGCGGCTGGAACTTCATCTGGCCTTCGAGGATGATCCACGCGCCAGGCTGCGGCGCCGGCTGACCGTTGCGCAGGTATTGGAACTGATCGAGCGTGCGGGCCGGGGTGTAGCACCACGTTGACCAGTCAGGGCGGAACACGACGCCGTTGGTCGGCATACGGTCATAGTCGGCCGGGAGGTCGAATCCTTCCGTGGTGCCGTCCCCGGTCAGCTCGTAGAGCTTGGTAAGCGCGCGCCATTCCTTGGCGCTCGCAATGTCGTCGGCCACCTCGTTGACCAGATCGACGATTTCGCGCTCGAACGTGCTGTTCGAGGAGAAGAACGTCGCCGGCCGCGTGCCCTGTAGGCGCAGGGCCGCGCTCTGGGAGGCCGTCAGGACGGACATCAGGCAGCCCGTTCGGAGCCGAGTTCGGCCGCCATCGAAAGCAGTGTGGCGCGGCTCGGATTGCCGCGTGGGCGCGAACCCGTCCGTTCGGCAATGAGCGCCTTGAGATCGTCATCCGTGAGCGCGTCGAGCCCGGAACCTTCGATAGCGCCCTCGTCTTCGGGCTCAGGTTCGAGCGCAGCGCCCTTGAGCATCTGGGCACGCAGCGCATCCAGTTCGGCGCGCAGGGTGGAAATCTCCTCTGCCTGCCGGGTCGAGAGTGCGGTGTCGCGGGCTGTCTCAAGATAGGCCTTCGCCTTCTGCTTGAGCTTGTTGCCTTCCATGCCAAGGCTCTTGAGGGGCTTGCCGTCGAGCGCGGCCAGCGCCTCCGCGGAATAGATGCGCAGCGCCTTCAGGGTCGCGCGCTGCGCCTCATCAAGGAACGGCAGTTCCGAAAGCGGCGTGCCATCCGCGATCTGCTCCTGATCGGCCTTGAAGCGGGCATATTGTTCCGCCCAGCGCTGGGCGTAGGTGATAACTTCGCCGTTCTCGCGCTTCCACATCGTGTGGGCGGGGAAGCGGGGCGCATAGTGACGGTCGCCGGCAATGCGAACCTGCACGAACTCAACGTTGCGGAAGATCGGACGGCCGGCAGTGCGGCTCGCGGCCTCATCCTTCACCGCCTTCACCTCGAAGAACGGAGTGACGAGCGAGTTGTTCGGATCCATGGGAATTTCCTTGTCTGAGAAAGGAAAAGGGCGCCCCGTAGGACGCCCTCGTTGTCGTGTTTTGCGTCAGGCCTCAACCCTGAAGGGTGTTGCCGCGACGCGCCCAGAAGTAGCTATTCGCCGGCACGGCGGCGACGGTATAGAACCCGCCGGAACCCGCCGTGGCAACGAAGGTGCTGGTGTTGACTGTCACCTGGGTCGCAGCCGTGATGTCCGAGCCTCCGGCCTTCACGAACATATATTCGTAGCCGTTCGATGCGTTCACCTTGGAGCCGAGCTGCTGAGGGGCAGTGTCGGCCTCCTTCTGGTAATAGAACTGCGTGTCGGCCTGCTCAACGTCAGGGCCGAGGGAAGGAGTGATGCGGAAGACCATTGCCCTATACTCCTCAGGTGTTCGGATCGCTGTCGAAGAACCGCCACATGAACAGCGGATTCTCGACGATCAGCTCGCCAGTCCAGATCAGGAATTGCGCGATGGCGTCCTGATTGATCGGCTTCTGACCGTCGCCGTCGAACAGCGGCGAGAAATTCGCGTCCGGGTGATACCGGACGGAAATGCTCGATGTTTCGAGGCCGTAGGTGGTGTCCGCCGGCATGTTGTTGTTGATACCGGAGGCAAGCACGATCTGCGCCTTGCGGCCGCCACCGACATACTCGATGGACGGGAAGCCCAGCGATGCAAGTTCGGTCTCCCGAGCAACGCGCTGGATCGCGGTCAGCGCCGCGTCATACGCCCAGTAGTGCTCCTCCGCCATGATCAGGAGGTCGGCGCCGCGCGTGTTGCGGGAGCGCTGGCCCATGATGCGGGTAAGCATGGGACGGATGGTGACGGACGTGACCTGTGTGCCGATGTCCGAAAAGTCCGTATCGGCGTCGAAGGCGGACGTGCGCCACAGAGCGACGGTATCGCGGTCTATGCCGCCATAGACGCCGGCCGTGGTCGGGTCGACAGGCAGCGCGGCGGCGAGGCCGGTAAGCTGCTTGCCGCCATCGGCGGTGCCATCCGCGTGAAGGCCTTCGTCCATGGCATCCACCATGGCGTTGCCGGCACTTTCGAGGTAGGTCGTCATGAGGTCATGACGCTGCGTCGGGCCGGAGTTGGAGCGGATTTCCTCGCCCGAGAGGGAGATCGGAATCGCCACGTTCTTCGGCGTCCACACCGCATCGTTCAGAAGCTCGATGGGTGAATTGCGCAGGAAGTCGTAGGCGCGGAACCACTGCGGAACCTGCTTGTCGATAAGCAGGGTCTGACGGATTTCCGGGCCGCCGCCATACGAACGAACGCGCCCCTTGCGCTTCAGGACGTTCCAGAGCGGGTTCGAATTGGACACCAGGTCCTCAATGCCGGGCGAGAAGACAGCGAGCGCGGCAGAGAGTTCCTGACGGTACTGGCGATCAGAAACGATTGCCATTGGTCAGTCCTCTTGGGTTCAACCGGATTGCGCCATCGCGAGGCGGACAGCCTCGGAGGCCGACATGGCGCGCTTCTTCGCGGGGTATGTGCTCCCCGGAGTCGGTGCGCCGCTGATGGATTTCTGCCCGGCCGGGTTGGGCTGGGCGGGTGCCGGTGAGGCCTGCGCTACGGCCGATGAGGCCGGGGTGGCTGCCTGAGCCGATGAGGCCGGAGGCATACCAAAGCGGCGCTTGTATTCGTACGCCGCCTTCAGACGCTCCGCAGGGGAGCGATCATTCGGGATGATACCACTTTCGATCAGAAATGCAATGTCTTCATCGTTCGGATCGAAATCGGTATGCGATTGAGCAAACTGGGAGACTTCAAGAGCCACCTCGTCGCGCCGAGTGATCTCGGCAAGCTGCCCTTCTAGCTCCCGGATCCGCGCGTGAGCCTGCTGCACATGCACATTGGGGTTCTGGCCCATGATGTGCGCGGCGACCTGCTGGAGGTTGACGCCTGCCCATTCCGCGACCTTCTGGAAGCCGGCGATAGGGTTGGCTCGGAACGCCGTCTCGATCTCCACGACCTTTTCGAGCGACTTGCGCAGGTCGCCGCCGTTCTGGCGAGCGATGTCGTCGAAGCGGCGCAAGCCCTCGTAGCGGTCAGACGCTTCCTTGTATTTGGCGTGGCCGTCCTCAAGGTTCTTGAGGGCGCGATGCACTTCCGCCTGCACGCTCTCCGGCACGTTGGTCCATTCGGCCTTGCCGGCATCATTGAACCGCGCCGGAGCTTCATAGCGTGACACGCGCGCCTCAGACTGCACGGTGGCAGCCTGCTGCTCCGGCGCGGGCGCGGCCTTCGCAGGCTGCGCATCCTTGGGAGCGAATTGCCCAGTTTCAGTGCGGGTACGATCTTCGGTAGGCTTCTCAGCCGTCGACGGCGCATCGATCTTGGGTGCCGGCTTTGCCTCTGCCTTCGGTTGCGGCTTGGCTTCGCTCACCTTCTTCTCGGCCGCCGCCACCTTCTCCTGCGCCATGCGCACCGCGTCAGCCGCCGAGACGCGCGGCGCGGGGGCCGGCTCTTTCTCGGGCAATGGCTGATGGTTCAGCGGAGAAATGTGGTTGGTCGTGTCGGCCGCAAGAACAGCCGCTCCCGTGTCGGGCGGCGCAGGCGCACCGCCGGTCAGAACTTCGCTCATCGGATATCCCTGTCTGAGGAGGGGGTTAACGCGGTCGCCAGCCGTTGGCGACCATGGCCTGCCCTTGGGATACCGCGTCGCGCAGCGCTTTCGGGTCGGCCTTAGGCTTCACGGGAGTGCGCAGGCGAGCCGGATCATTGCCGATCTCGACAAGCCCGTGCGCCTTGGACACCTTTCGATATTCGGACTTCGATGTGTAGAGATTCCCGTCGACGTGCTCCGTCTCCTCCATATGGTCGGAGACAAACATCGGGGTCGGGATGCCGGTAGCGCGCCGATCAGGCGTGACCGGAACGCAGGCGAACGGCCATGGCTCGTCAAGGTCGTGCCATCCGCCGCACGCCCGGCAAAGGCGCTGGCGCATCAGACCTCCAACACGCCAGCTGAGCGCAACGCGGCGAGCACCGCGTTGACCTTGGTGTCGAGCGCGTCAAACCGCGTCTCCACCTTCGAGGTCACGCCAGCAAGGCCGGTATCCACCGCCGACTTCACCGCGGCATCGGTGTAGGTGTCGGAGGTCGACAGGGTGATCGTCGTCGCTGCAAGATTGGACGGAGTAATGTCGGCAACATCGGTCTGCGGCGATAGCACGGCGAGAGAGCCAATCTGG